AGCTGGCTACGGTGGTAGAGTTTGGATTGCCGATGCTTCAAAAGACATTCTATATTATACAGACATTGTTCAATCGGTTGATGGCACAACCTACGTTTCACCTTTGACTTTTACTTTAACTACTAACTTTATCGCTCAGTTTTCTCCTCAGGATGGTGAATCGATTACCGGATTGTTCAGAGTGCCTAAAGCCCTACTTCTATTCAAACAGAATCATATTTACCGTGTTTATAGCCCGAGTAATGTCGACCCGTACCCTGCTTATAACGTTGGCACCTATTCTCAAGAGTCTATAGTCCAAGGTAAGGACGGGGTTTATTTCCACCACTCTTCCGGTTTTTATAAATTTACTTACGATAGTCAGCCAACTGAAATATCTAGAAGGGTAATTGATTTTATTAAAGCTATTCCGAGAACTTCTTATGATGATATAGTTGGAGTTTACGATGGTTACGATGCTATTAAATGGTCAATCGGTGCAGTCACTGTTGATGGAGTTGCTTATGCTAATTGCCAAATGAGGTATTCTATTTCCACCCAAGTCTGGACTATTTATGATTTTGATTCTACTGCTATCACCGCTTTAGTCCGTTATGATGATGGCACCACTATCGAACAGGTTGCCGGGACTTCTACCGGTTTAGTTGGTAAATTAGATTCTGGCTATGATGATTTTGGAACGGCTATCTATTACGAGATAATTGATAGATGGCGTTCATTTAGTGAGATGTATTCTCAATCTAAAAATATTAGCGGTGTGATGGTTATGTCAGAAAACGGGGCTGGGATGGAACTGCAGTATCAAACTGAAAAAACTCCGGAGAATAAATGGAATGATATTGATACTGTTAATGATGAATATAATGCTTTATTCCCTAACGCTTCAACTGATGATTTTAATAATATTAGATTAAGATTAAGAGGTAATACTCGTGGCACACCAATTATTTATCACGGGACTGAATTGCTTTCAATTCAGATTAAAGGTTTAGATTCTAACTAATATGAAACTAAGCGAATTATTTTTAAATCGTTTCCTTTATAGGGATAATACCCAGAACCTTGAGACAAAGGATTCGGCTTTTGTTTCAGCTGATTCAACTCCGGCTGCTTCTTCTCCGATTGCTTCGGGTGGAGCGGCACAAGATATAAATACTGGCAACGTAACTATCAACGGTGGGCAATTAACCCCGGGCACTTATCCAGTGACTATTCTTGATGTTTCTAATTGGGGTTGGGGACAAACTTGTGCTTTCTCTTCTACGGATGCAGACACTGTTACTTGGGGAGCTGGCACTTTCACTTCTGCTGACGGTACTTCTTATTCTATATCTGCTGGTAATACTGGCAATATGTCAGCTAAGACTTATATATATTTGTCGCTTCTCAATTCAACTACTGTATATCAAACTACTACTACATCAGCTAATTCTGTTGGATTAGGAAAAGTTTTAGTAGCCGTAGCTCAAAATGGAGCGACTTCAGCAACTTACATGATGTCTGAAGCGACTCAAATTGTTGGTGATAATATTATTGCCAACACAATTGATGCTTCTAAAATTACTACCGGACAATTAATTGTCGGGACTAATGTCGGGCAAGGAACTGCTAGACAAAATTTTGTGACTACTCCAACAACTCCTTATTATGTTGGAGATTTATGGTCTGGCGGTAGCACTGGTGATTTAAAAAAATGTATTACCCAGAGATTAACTGGTGCGTATCAAGCTGGAGATTGGGATTTAGCTTCTAAATATACTGATAATACCGTAGCTAACCAGGCGATAATAGATGCTGCTAATTCTCAGGCTACTGCTGATGGACAATTAGTTGGTTTTTATCAAAACACTGCTCCAGTCATTGGTATATATTACGGAGATATATGGATTGATACTAATGGTGCGGTGCCTCTTGATTCTACATGTATTTATCGGTATCAAGATAGTTCTGGTGGCTACACCGCTGGAGCTATGAATTGGGTTAACACTCCAACTAATTCTATCGGTTTGGCATATTTGAGAGCCTATAGTGCTCAAACAACAGCTGATGGAAAAATAGTCACTTTCTATCAAAACGACGCTCCGACCGCAAAAGCGGTTGGTGATTTGTGGGTTGACCTTAATGATAGCAATAAATTGTACCGATGGAGCGGTAGTGTTTGGGATAGTGTTAGAGATAGTGGTATTGCTCAAGCATTAAGCGACGCATCGACTGCTCAGTCGGCAGCTAATACCGCTCAAACAACTGCTGATTTAAAAATAGAAAGTTTTTATCAAGCCTCAGCTCCTCATCCTGACTATACTAATGTTCCTGATAATCCTACTTATAATAATTATGTAGGAGATATGTGGTATGATACTACGGCTAATGTTACCTATCTTTATACTAAAACTGCTAATGGAGGAAATTTTGACTATAAATTTACTGCTACTACTATCCCCAATACTGTTTTCGATGTCATAGATGGTAAAAATACTATTTTTACTGCTCAACCAACAGTTCCTTATTATATTGGTGACATGTGGCTCACTTCATTGACCGGTGGTTCTGGAGATTTAAAAAAGTGCATAACTTCTAGAACTACTGGTTCTTATACTGCTTCTGAATGGGTAATCGCTACTGATTATGATAATACACAAGCACAATTAACAGCTGGAGCAGATATAAGTAATGCCAAAGCTAATGGTCAAACCTTAATCGTTGGTGGCTATATAAGTACAAATATCTTAACTGCTGATAACATAACTACTGGAACCTTGACCGGTATCACTATCACCGGATGTACAGTACAAACTGCCACCGGAACAGTTAGAAGGGTTGTCTTAGGAGGAACTACGACTGGAGAATTTAATGTTTATGATAATTCAAATAATAATATAGTTAAATTTACATCAGCTTCTGCAATCACTGGTAAAATAACTCAATTTTCTGATTACCAAGCTTTGCAAATTTCCAATGATTCTAATTTAACATTAACTTCCAATCTTTTTGAAGTATCAGTGAATAAGGCAGCTAGTACTGCTACTGCCGCACTTTTTTCTCATGCTGGTTCTGGGGAAAATATTCAAATAACTTGTACTGCCTCAGCTATACCATTAAGAATTAGTCCTTATGAAGCTACCGGAATATTAATTGAACCAACAGCTGCTGGATATAGTGCAATACTTATAGATTCTTCTGAGTCGTCTGAAAGTGGAGCAATAAAAATTGATGTTCAAACCAATGCTGTAGCGACTAATATTGGAATGACTTTCCACATGCATAATGATGACGACCAAACTAAAAATGTGGTATTTAATTTTATGGGTAATGAAGTCGATGCAACTAAAACAACTTCAGTAACAAACCAGGCTGGAGTTATAAGAATAATGATAGCTGGAGTAGTTAAATATATACCTTATTATACTAATTGTGCTTAATTTTATGCCAGAAGAAATAAAAAAAGAAATGCGTCAAATTATTATTGAAACTGATGGTAACAACATCACAATAGTGAAAGCAGATGTTGCCGGTAATTTAGAATTGTCTGCTATTCTATCAAGTATTTTAAATAAAATTAATTATAAATAATATGGCACTTAAAAACCAAAATATTGCTTCTGCCAATCCATCGGTAATTGTAAACAGAGCCTATGTCGATGCTTTGTATAAAGAGAAATATGGCAGATATGCAACCGATACTGAATATAATAAGTTCAAAAGCTCTACCGTTAAAGATGCTGCCAATATTATATTGGGACAAGAATTAAGTCCCTTTACTAATGTTAAATTAGGACAGCCGGTGACTACGCCAACTCAGTCAGTATCTACTACAACTCAATTAAAGAACCAACAAATTGCTGCTGCTAATCCAAATTCTATTGCAAATAGGGCTTATATTGATGCTTTATATAAGGAGAAGTATGGTCGCTATGCTACTGATGCTGAATATAATAAGTTTAAAAATTATACTGTTAAAGATGTTTCTAATATTATTTTAGGTCAAGAATCAAGTCCTTTTACTAATGCTAAATTAGGACAACCGGTAACTGAACAAACTCCAGAAT